TAATTGTAGAAACACGTGAATACTTGTTGATGTCACCAATCCACTCATACGACCTGTCGCGAAGTGCTTCAAGCTTCCCTGCTTCATTACTTCCAGGCTTTGCTGAATCGAGTCTTACGTTCGCATCACGCACTGTTGCTTTGTGTTTTGCAAGAGAGCCGTTTTCCAGTGCGTCCATTGCATCGTCAACGATGTCCATGTAGTCCTGGAACTCATCATCGCTTCCAGTTACAAGATTAAAAGCCTTTTGCGTGTCAAAACCATTGGCTTCAACTATCCCGTCTCCACCAAGCATGTCCGCCATATCGGCAGTGATGTCATCCTTGATAAGTGGATTTTCCTCTAACGCATCGTGGATTTGGTCAAGAAGATTATTGCCATCGTCGCTTGTTTCAATGTCGTAGTTGTAATAATCACGACCCCGTCCACCAGAAGACAGCGAAGGAGTTTCATCTTTCGATGGTGCAGATGGGAGGTTCTCTGAATCTCTATCTACAAGTTTTCCGTTTCTCCTGTCAACAATTCTGTCAGCGAATTGATTTCCCTTACCAAGCTTCCAGTACTCTTTGTTCTCGTTATTCAGATTTGCTGGCTTGAGACTTGCTTGATATGCAAGTTCGCCAAGTTCGTCAGCATAAACTTCATCCCACTGAGCAAGAATTCTGTTTTTGCCCTTGTCTTTACCTGTATTGATTTTTTGTTCAGCTCTGACGTAGTAGAGGTCTGGGACGGAGTTATAACCGATAACGACTTGCTGGTCCTTTGTTGAAGGAAGAACCATCTCGTTTCCTCTGCGCTCAACACGACCGCCAGAGATGGCCATGATGTTTCCGCGACCTATTTGGTTTGTTGCCTCACGAAGGTCAAATCTGTCAGGCTCATACCCACGCGAAGTGGCCCACTCGTTCTTTGCACCAGAAGAGAGCGAAACGCCCTCTTTGTCTTTACGCATTTTGCGCATGTGACGCTGCTCGCGCTTTCTAACTTCCATTCTCGTCAGACCGAGCTCTTCTGCAACATCCTGCAGGGAAGCTCCAGTTGTCGTTCTCTTGCGATAAATCTCTTCATCGCTCATTTGTTTCTTGCGAGAAGAAACCTTTGGTCGGTCATCTTCTGGACCCATCATGTCAAGAATGGTGTCGTAGAAATCTACATTCGTGTCGCTCTCATAATTTTCTTCGTCGAAATTTGGTCTTGTATCGTCGTCTGCGCCAGAAGAGAGGGAGAGTGAACCTCTCTTCTTTCCTTCTTTTTTCTTTCTTAATGGAGTTGGCGATAATGAGTCGAAACCATATTGACGCATCCAGTCGGATAGACCGTCTTTCCCATCTGGGCCAATACCCCTGAACCCAGTTGCATCAGGTCTGTTGTTGTACATAAATTCATGTATTGCATCTTCCATGCCGTTGTAGAATTCGTTGTCATCACCACGTGATGCATCAAGGAAGGTGCCGGCACGCATAACCATCCCTGAGTACCAATCCCTGTAGGCAACAGAAGACGTATTTTTATCTTCGAATTTGGCTGGTCTTGGATTGGTTTTATCTCCAAGCCACATCACCCTGGCTTGATTGACACCCATCTCTCTTCCGCGCAGATAGTCAGGCGACCTGTAAGCATCTGGCTTATACCTAGGTACATCTGTCCAGCCATAACCGGAATCTTTCCAGTCTTTAATTACTTCTTCGAATTTCTTACGCTTCTCTAGTTCTTCTGGAGAAACAAGTGATTCAAATTTTGGGTCTCCCGAGTGGCGAGTGAGTCTCTTGTCGCTTTCACCAGATGAAAGTGAAGGCGTCTTATCCTTTTTGGGACCCTTAGCGAAATCTAGTTCTCCTCGTTTTACTTTTTCTTTTTTAACAGGAGCCTTTTTGGCTACAGCCTTCTTCGCGGGCTTCTTCTTTTCTCCAAGAATTTCACCAAGGTCGTCGGCCGTGTACTTTGGTTTACGGCTCTTTATTATTTCACCATCTGCTGGTTTTGTTTTTTCACCTTCACCAGGAATACTGGCAACGTCTCTTCTTTGTGCGGAAGAAAGTTTTGGGTTGTTTATCGAGCCAGGACCATCTGGTGTTGGGTCTGGTTGTTCCCAACCGGGAATGTTGTCAAAGAGTGTTCCGTCTCTGTTTTTGTCTACTCTTGTTCGTGGGTCGAGGTCGCCCTCTGGCATGCCGAATCCACGGCCACCACGCCTTTTACCACCAATGCTTGGTCTATCAATTGCTCTTGATGCAAGCGAGCGGCCGATTCTGTAGCCGAGGGATTTACCCTCTATTTCATGATTTGGAAATTTTTTTTTTAAGTTGTAGAGAGCCGTATCGACTGCGTCTATCAAATCTTCCGTGACACCAGAAGTTATTACTATTCCCTCTTTGTCAACAAATGTTTCTGCTCTGTAGTAATCGAATACTGGGTCTAGTGCGGTTTTTACACTAAATGCAAAATCTGTTTCGACAGGAATGAGGTAGGACTTCTCGCCCATATCGTCCTCGTCGCCAAATTCGGCGAGATTCTTGTACTTCTTTCTTCTCTTCTTTCGTTTGCCGACGGCATTTCGTAGCACACCGAGAACAAACTCCCCTGGATACTTGAGCTCAAGCGTTTCCATAATTGCATCTTCTGCTTCTGAAACGTGTTCCTCAAGTTCTTTTGAGCCACTGCTCAATACAACGCCATTCGGGATGACAGCAAATCTGCACTTGCCTTCTGGTTCTACAGGCATGTCAATTATCTTGCAGTTTGACCCGCCTTTATAAAACACGCAATTAGCGCACTTGACACCAATTCTGGCAACTGGATTTTCAGCAGGAGGGTAGTAGCCAGCCCAAACTCCATTTGAATCCTCGTTAAATTTTCCGTGGCGTGCAACGATTTTAAGAAGCGCATCACGCAGGTCTGCCTCTTCTTTGTCGAGGCTCATTTTTGGCGAAGCGTCATATTGGACGGAAGGGAGTGGAATCATCACAACTCCATTGTCGCCTGGCTTAACAGCGACAGGTATGGATGGCATTTGCTGTGGTCTGACAATTCTTTGTGGTTCATTTGGTGGAGTCGGTCTACCGCTAACAACTGGCATTGGAGCTGCCTGAGGATTCTGCGGAACAGAAATCATCTCAGGTGTTCCGAACATGTATCTTCCATGATTTCTCATGAATCCACACTTGTACTTTTTCGCTCCGGACATTTCGTGTCTGGTGAAGACAACTTCATCGCCATCTATTGAATGAACTGAGACTTTGGCATTAAAAAGTCTTGACAGCTCCTTCTCCATCTCTTCGTACCCGTTGCGCTCATCTTGCTCCGGCATCACCATGACAGGATTACCGTACGATGAGTCATCACCCTTGACCGAGATTGTTCCAGTTAACTGGTTTGCCCCATGCAGAACAGGGCTTACTTCATAAAGCTCAACTTCGTAAAGAATGTTTGCTTGTGACTTCTGGTCGAATTGAGCTCTTAGCGTCTTGTACCCGATTGACCACTCTTGTTCTTCTCCAAAGAAGGCCACGTTTGCAAATGCTTCTTTGCCTTTTTCTGACTGAAGATTGAATTGAACTTTTGCAAAAAGACCGCCAATTCCGGCGATTTTCATCTTCATTGGAAGGCGTGGGTCCTGTGGGCCAACTTCGTAAATTTCAAGCACTTTGCCGATTGGGTCATTCCAGTTGTGGCCCCAAACAACTCTCGGTTTTCGGCGGAGAAGACTCTTTGTGAATGCCCCCGAGGCGCAAACGTCGCCAACAGAGTCTTTATTACCAATTCCCGCAACGAAACACTCGACAATGCCCTGCATCTCATCCAGGCCTACAGCACCCTTAATCTGCTGGGAGCCTGATACCGATGTGGTCTTATACTCGAATGTTTCTTTTGACATTTTCCAAACCAACTTCTCTCGGTTGCTAGTCGATAATAAACGAGAAAACAGCTACAGAATGCAAGTATTTGCCTAAATCAAATCTTTTACAGAAATTGTTTAGTGAAACTAAGCAACCTGTCCGAATGTCCAGGCTCTTTTTGCTTCTGACTCAGATATCTCAAGCTGGTCTTTTGCAAGGATATTTGCGTACATCCCAACAAGCTCTTCTCTAAAAACCGAGAAACGCTGTTCTTCTCCCACATGCGAGAATGATTTCATCATCATTTCTTCCATTGAGGAACGAATTCCAGAGTTCATGGTGAGTATCTCGGATATTTGCGAATCAATGTGCTTCTTGACAATTGCTGGAGATAGCGCCCTTGGCTTCAATCCCTTCTGCGAGTATGACTCTTTTCTGAACTCGTAGGAGTCATTGACTATCGCAGAGATAACAGGACGTAGGTCGTCTTCCAATTGCTTGTTCCATGTGTCTATTGAGAAAATTGAATCAAGGTCAAGTGTTCCTGACATAAGGGCCTTCTTGGACTTACTGCTACTTGCTTTCTCTAGGACCACGCGCTGCTGTCTTTCAACAACTCTTTCAATACCTCTTGAAAGAATTTCAGACCATCTTTCTATCGCCATTTCAGATTTGTCGAATTCATCGCTTTGAGCAGATTTGTGCTGGAATCCTCCAGAAGACTCGCTAGCCATACCAGGCGGTATTGGCGCTGCTCCGGTAGCAGGAGCCATCCCAGCGACCTCTGGTGGCAACGTTGTTTGAGCCATGTCCCCTGTTCCGCCAGCTGCAGCTTCGGCCATTGCGCCCTGCATCGTATTTGGGTCAAGTGGTGGTACTGGAGCTTCGACTGGCGGCATTCCAGGAACTGGAGGCATACCTGGAACTGGAGGCATACCTGGAGCTCCACCGGGAACCTGTGCGGCATTCTCTTCCATCTTCTTTTTGGTGTTAGCAATTGGAATTAGGTTTGGATTCATAAGCAGAGAATCAGCAAGGTCCGCTTCAACTTCTTTTCTTCCACTTGCCTGTCTGTATTCGTTGACAGAAATCAAACCTTGGGACAGCTCATCTTTCAAATATCTGTCGCGCTCTTGCTTGTAGAGCAAAAGGATGGGAACTTCGCTTGTGTCAAAATCTAGGTAATATTTCTCGTCAAGCTCATCCAGTGCTCGCGCTATCGGCTCAAGGTGAGGCAGCATTGTCTCAACCCAAAACACCCTAATTTCTTCTGCCGAGTTGCTAAATGTTCTTCCGGAAGCATTTCCAATAACTGATTCTGGAACACCAAAGGCTGCAAGAATTTCTTCTTTTGTAATCTGTCGCATTTGAATATATGCAGCATCTCGTGGGTTCGCTGATGTATCAACAAAGTCAACGCCTTCGTCTGCGGCGATAACTGTTGTATGACCAGTTTTGCCCAAATTGCCCCTGAATCTATTGCGTAATTCTTCTTTATCGTCTTCGTCTATTTCGCCTCTAACAACAAGAAGTCCACCAGGTCTTCCATCGTTTAATAGATAGTTTCTGTTGTAGAGCTTTGCCAAATTTTCAATCTCTATAGCAACACCAGAAGCCTCCAGTGGCGTGAGAGAAAGATATGGGTCAAGGGGGTGCGGTCTTCTAATCCACACAACATCCTCTGGCTTCATTATTATTTTCTTGCCATACGGCATGTTCACTTCGTACCCAGAAACAAATTTGCGAGGGCATGGAATTGGGGCAGTCGATTGTGGGGGGAGAAGATTCAAGCCAATAACACCGCCATCTCTTCCGCGAACTTTTTCAATGAATGCCCCTCTTGTGCCAAGCAACAACTGAGCAGAAAGTCTGTATCGGAAAATAAACGAGTTTTCACCAATATTGGATTTAACGTTGAGTAACTCAAGCAGTGATGAACGCTTCGCCTCACGTCCGACTACGACTTC